ACTCCTCTTTTTTCTCCTGTGGAATATCATCATTACTATTCTGACGATTCTTCAAGTCCTGACTACGAAGATCTGGTACAGGAATCTCAGTATCTAAGAGTTTTGTATCAGCATATCTCTGAGAAAACTCCTGAAACGTGAAGGATCTATGCCTCAAAATTTGGGCCGCTAAACCCCTCGTCGTCTCGATCTCCAAGGTCATCGAGGATTGTTCAAATACACTCCAATGATTATGTTTAATACAATACTTCAATAACCCTGAATAATTTTCATTTTGCTGATTGGAAGGATTTGATACCCTAGCGATATACGCCATCATCTTCTCAGCATCGGGTGTGATACTTACAAATTTAACATCCATAATTACAAAATAAGTTTCTTTCTAGGTGGAGTTGCAATAGGAGCAAACATATCTCTATACTGATCTACAACCTCATCTTGAGTCTCAGAAATATAAACAACATATTTCTTAGTTATATCTAACTCAGTATTCCTTCCTTTAAGAAGAGGTGACCAAGGAGCAAATCCAACTTGCCCATCACCTTGAGGAACAGCAAAAATAGGATTCTGAATAACAATAGAATCATCATTCTCTTTAATAAGGTCTGCTATTACATCCTCACCAGACCACATTCTAATTAGTTTTACATTCATTTACCAAATCCTTTTGAGTTTTTTGCTTCATTTTCTGCAAGTTCTTCTTTAATAACTCGCAATTGAGATTTCATTAACTTAAGCTGATCATCAGTATAAAGATGTTCTTTAGAAATTAACCTTTCTAACATCTTTACTAATCGCTTTGCTCTAGCACTCATTAACGTTATTTCTTTCAATATATTATAGCATAAAAAAAGAAGGGGTACAACCCCTCCCTCTTTCTTTTTGTTCTGTGGAACTAAACAGCAGTAAGTTTCTTAGAAACTTTAACACCACGATACATTAGATCGAAGTTTCTGTGCTTATTATGCTCTTCGATAAGAGCTTTACGATACTCTTCGGTATCATACTGGTTTCCACGGTAAGTGACTTTTGCCATTGGCTTTCTCCAAAGTAGTAGGGATTTTTGCCCCGTTCCTTCAGTCGGCATTTGCGTCCCATATACATCCATAAGTACTACCCTTTACCATTTGAACCAATTCGGTTCTATATTGAGTCGAAGGTGCTATCTTATCGATAACTGCCTTCGCTTGCTCACAAGTTAAAAGAGTAGCGAGTAGTATGTCCATGAGATGAACGATCCGTTCCGTGTCGGCTTACTTGCGACCTCTTATGAGGTTGAACGTTGTGTTAATACTAACACAGTTATAGTATATAGTCAAGCAGAAATGTAATATCTGATACAAAAACCCTACAGAGCAAAAAAATACCCCGATTTTTTTTCGGGATATAATGGAATTAAAAGTCGAATTTGGTTTAGCCCTTTCTTCTTTTCTTTTTAGTTGCTTGCTTAGTTCTATGACCCCATAACTTAGGACTTACAGTTCCTTTACCATACTGAATATCCCTTAAACCGTTTTTAAACTTATCATAGTACATATCAAACAACTTAGTTTTAGTTCCTCTAGTTAAATCATATTTAACTTGATCTTCTAAAGTATAAGTTACAATATATGCATCTGTAGGTGCTTCAGAAGTAGAAACATCCTGAAGAGATCCATTTTCAACTAATAGTTCACATCCGTAAACAGATTTAATATTACCTGCTTCTTCTGTTGTCCAACTAGATACTTTCTTTTCAGGTTTTTTCAACTCTGGTACTTCTTTGGTTTCGTTAGTCATGATTTATTTTGTTGCGATTGTAATTCTTTAACTGCATTTTCAAGAGCAGTAAGACGTTCTCCATGATTAGTAGAAGGTGCTTTATGTGCCTGTGCTTCTAATGCTTGCAATCTTTCTTCAATTGTCCATAAATCATTCATGCTCTACCACCCCAAGTAATATCAGGAAACGCTTCAGATACAATATCTTTTGTAATCTTATACTTATCCTCTAATCTACCATCCTTAACCAATATAAGAATTTCTGCTTCTAATGGATGCAATCCTTGAAGTATGTTTATAAACATAGTTTCTCTACGAAGAGAACTCATACTAGGATTTCCACCCTTTAAAAAATTATAAAATTTTTGAAACTCTTTACGAATAGTAGTTCTTCCCTGATCCTGAGATCCAAGAGATTGAGATCCCAATTCTTGCATCTTACCTACAGCATCATTTATCTTACTTGATAAAGAACCTGATTTAGTTTCATCTTCTATATTACTACCATAAGGAACTTCACCTTCAGGTAAAAGAGTTATAATAGTTTCATCAAAATTCCAAATAAGAATTGCCTTTAATGAACTATCACCATATCTCTGAAGAACTTGTACTTTATTTGCTTTACTTCGCATTTTAGAAGCAGCATTAAGAACCTCATATGCAAAAGGATTCTTAGGTAAATCAGGAATCTTTTGTGTAACTGTTCTAGGTTTTGCAGTAACCTTTTTAGTTGTTGACTTCTTTCTAGTCGTCGTCTTCTTCGTCGTTGTCATAATTGTTTTCAAATCTAAATGCTACAATTTCATCTGGAACTAAGTTTCCATTACCATCAAACATCTCAGGATGTACTTTAATATCATGATAATTCATAAAGTATTCTCTGGCAACCCAACCACCAATAGCTCCTACTATGAGAAACAATACCGTTAGAAAAGATCCAAATACTAAACTTATCGCTAACATGTTTCTTCCTCCTAATTCTAGTGTGGTAATATGTGATGGTTTGATTTTCTTTGATTTACCTCCTGTTAGTATAAACTCAAAACCACGATCAATATTATAATCTGGTTTATTTAGTTTCTTGTTTGACGATTTGATTTTCCTTAAGGAACTGGACTGTATCAACACATCCTCCTATCTTTTTTCCATCAACAACCACTTGGGGAAAAGTAGATCCTTGACCGAATTCTCCATAAAAAGAATCCCTATCAAAGTGTTGACCTAAATTATACACTACAAATTTACTTTCTGTCAACTGTAATACTTCTTTTACTTTCTCGCAATATGGACATCCATCCCTAGTATAAACTGCAAAATTCATTATGGTATTTGATAAAAAATTATTTAGTATCTATTATAACACAAATTACCAACCACCAGTTAAAAAGTATTGTTCTGCTGACCAATTCCTTGCACGTTTAGTAACTGCTATTGCTGTAGGAATATAATTTGTATTATCATTACTAACTATAATCTCATCAGTAAGTTCTCTACCTAAAACAGTATTAGCAGTAATAACATTAGTAACACCAATTGAAATATGAGCATTTTCATCCATTATCTGCAATCTTCCAGCATTTAATGTAATTCCACTGCTGAAATGGAATCTATCATTAGAATCCTGCCACAAGATAGACTTATCTGTGGTTCCTTTAATTATTATTCCACCACCAGTAGCAGTATTATTAGTAGGATCTCCTACAACAAAAGTTCCAATACCAACACCATTACCATTAATAACCTCACTTAAAGTAATAGTTGATGAAGCTATTGATACTATAGTAACTCCAGTACCTAAATCTAAATTACCTGTAGCTTGAGCTAAGGAAACAGAAGCTGTAGGTGTTAAATTATCTGTAGGATTACAATTAGTAACAATAGATGATCCAGCACTTATCGATCCTACAAAATTTTCAGTTTCAGTAACACCTAAAACAATATCTTTTGATTTTGTTTTTAAAACATGTGATTGTATATCAGTAGTATCACCTTTAATAGTAACATCGCCAGTAAATGTAGATATTCCTATCGTTCTTAAATTTCTAACATTATCAATATCTTCATTATAATTTACACTCTTAATCCTTGTATCACCAGTTATATTAACTGTACCAGTTAAGATTGAATTACCTAATACATCTAATTTTGTACTAGCAGTTTTTCCTAAACCAAGATTACCATCAAGTCTAGTATTACCTAAAACAACAAAATCATCACTTGTAGGTAATCCACTTATTGCATAATATAATCTACCGTGGCAAAGAAATGTTACCTTTGATCCAGGATTTGAAAATCCTATTAAAGATTGCCCTGAACCTAATTTTATATCAGGTCTAGTATATGTTTGCCCTGGTCCAATCTGAAAACCATAATCTAGATACTCATCAGAATCAAAATTAGATACACCACCTTCAGAAATACCCAACTTTACAGTTGCTACATCTGGTCCTAAATTACAAATAGATAATGTTACCTTAGATTCAGATCCTGAAGGAGCAGTAAATAATGCTTGCTTTAATACCCCAGTAGATATTGTATGACTTAAAACTCCAGATCTTACAGGGTTTATAACATCATTAATTGTTTCACCATAAAATAAAAAGTTTACATCAGTTTCAGTTGACCTACATACTAATTCTTGACCTGCACCCAAATAAATATTTTCAGTTTCAATTACTTCACCATATTTAATATACCTATTATATTCAAAATATCTTACATCACTACCAAATCTATATCCAAGTTGGATTCTTGAAGGATTATAATTCTTACTACCGATAGTTACTTTACCTACCGTTAATTTATTGGTAGGACCTGTAAAAAGGTTGATAACTGGACCAGGAGATGGTATAGTAGCGTTTAACAGACCAAATGCCATTTATAGAGCAACCAAGTACAATTTTAAATATTTATAATGATTATACTAACAGGGTCAAAAGGATTCATAGGTCAGAACTTTCTTAAGTATCTGATAGAACATTCTGATGAAGAGATCATCACTGTTGATGAATCTGATTGTTGGGATTGGATAGCATACTTTAAAGAATGGGATAAAGTATCTCTTATACTGCATCAGGGAGCGATCTCAGACACGACAGAAACTGATATAGATAAACTCCATAGGATGAACGTTTGGTTCACCATAGAACTCTTTGAGAGGGCAATAGAGCATCAAATAAACGTTAAGTTTGCATCTTCTGCATCAGTATATGGTAATACAAGAAAAAGTTTATTTGCAACTACTCCTAATAAAATATCTCCATTAAACTACTACGCAATTACTAAGTTGCAAATAGATTATTACATCCAAGATAACTTAGATAAGTTCTCATCTATTCAAAGTTTCAGATACTTTAATGTATACGGAGAAGGAGAAAATCATAAAGGAGATCAGGCAAGTCCAGTACATAAGTTTACCAAACAAATAAAAGAAACAGGTAAACTAAAACTGTTTGAAGGATCAGGTAAGTATCTAAGAGATTTTATATGGGTTGGTGATATAGTAGAAGTCGTTCTTAATAATGATAAACCATCTGGGATCTATGATCTAGGAACAAGTATGCCAGTTAGTTTTAAAACTGTTGCAGAATTGATAGCAGCAAAATATAATGGGGAAATAGAATATATTCCATTCCCAGAACATCTAAAAGGAAAATATCAATATCTAACTATCGCAGAACAAATATGGGATTATCAATTTATAAACGTAGCACAGTATCTTAACTTAATTTAAATGCTAAGAGTCACATTTCCACATAATTTTCATTCAGAAATAATTCCAGAAAATAAAGAAGAATTAATATATGAACTTGAAAATGCAAAATTAGATGAATATCAGAGTTTTGAATGGAATGATGGATGCTCAGTAAAATTAGAAAGATTATCTATAGATCAAAAATATGCAAAAATATTTAAACCTTCTCTAGACATATTTTTTAATGAATTAAATGTAAATCCAAATCAAGTAAGTATATTTTTACATGAGATATGGAGGAATACTTATGAGAAAGGATTTTTTCAAGAAATTCATGATCATACACCACTACATTTATCAGGTGTTGTTTTCTTAACTGATGAACAAGAAGGTGATTCTAGATTCTTCTTTAGTCATAGATATGGTTCAGAAATTCCTAGAGAATGGAGAGATCTAAAATGTCTTTGGGATGATAGACTTTATATAAAAGCAGAACGAGGAAAAGTTTTATTATTTCCATCATATAATCTACATGGAGTAACTATACATAAAACAAATAACATTAGAAAAACTGTATCATTTAATTTTATATTTAATCACCCCTAAAGATCCTGTGCGAATCCTCATCAAAATGTTGTGTAGAAAACTCAAACAGTTCTGAATCTACAAGAGCAACCATTTGATGTCTCATCTTTCTTGGAATATGGAATTTATCTCCAGGTTCCAAGATTTTACTTTGGGAAAGTCCTATATCACTATCGAAACCATAATATAAATGCATCTTACCTGACTGTAAATAAAAAGTTTCATCCTTCAAAAGATGATAATGCCAAGAGCATCTCTTACCTTTACTAAAGAATAAAAGCTTACCACAATATTCTGGGGTGTTACATATCCACTTCTCGTAACCCCATCCTTTAGGAACAAATTTAATCTCTGAAGAAGTCATCACAATTGATTCCTTTGTCATCTATGAATAAATCTGCATGAGGTTTACCCATAATTAATTCATTATACTTACAACCCCAATCATCTAATTGTTGTTTTGTAAGATCAAATAAAACTGCCTCTGCCGATACAGATGCAATAGAATGGGGTTGATCAGAAAATCTACCCATAGCCCGTGCAGTGAAGTAGATAATATAATTACCCTCATCGTAAAGTTTATTTATTACCTTGATCTTATCTTGCCAAGGTTCTGCTTTATGGTAATCTCTACCAACCGTTGGAGTACAGATTGTACCATCAATATCAACGCAATATCTTTTTGACATCTTCCTCCGTTAAAATGTAAGTGCCTGGTTGCTGAACAGCAATTCCTGCTGCTCTATTACCCAACATAAGGGATTGATCTATGTTGTTAGTAGTTATATACCCGTAGACAAGTGCTGCTAAAAAAGTATCTCCAGCACCAACTACATCATATACATTTACTTTTTCTGCTGGATATAAAGTTTGTTTGTAAATACAACCTTCAGATCCTTTAGTGACAATTAGATTCTCTATATTATAGTTATCTAATTTCTCATATTCTACATCATTTATTTTAATAAAGCAATTAGGTCTATTAGGAAGTATAGATTTTTTACTATCAATAAACACAGGACAAGATGAACTATCCACAATTTCAAATATTTTTTTAGTTGTAAGATACCCCTTATCATAATCAGATATAACAACAGCATCAAAAGTATCTGTTGCTACAGGTATCATAAGAGGTTTTATCTTTTCCTCATTATCAACCCTAAGTATTTGCTGATTAGATTTCTCATCAATAAATCTTGTCTTAACTAACTGTTCATTATTAGTTAAGAATGTAATATCAAGACCAAATGATTGTAAGTTTAAACAAACATTACCTGCCATACCAGATTTAGTTTGTATCTTAGCATAGTCTAAAATAGGAACAGGTGCTTCTGGACTTAACCTAGTACATCTACCATAGATGTATTCATCCTCACAACTATCACCCAGTAACAGTACTTTCATTAATCTTTTTGATGACATTACTGCTGGCATATCCACCTACTCTAGGAAGATGTCTTACCTCACCAGCGTGTTCCCAACCAACTACATCACCATCCCTCCAATCATCACCAAGTAATAATATATCAGGTTGATATAGTTCAATTAGATCTTCTAACTCTTGTCTACTACCAAAGGTATGAACAACATCAATATACTTGATTGCCTCAAGCATAGCAACCCTATAATGAAGATCATTTATAGGGCGATGCTCTCCTTTGTCAGTACGAATCTTTTCATCCGTGTCTGTAGCAACTATTACTTTGTTTCCTAGAGATCTAGCAACCTTGAATAGTTCTATGTGTCCTGGATGAAGAATATCGAATGTGCCGTTGCACCAAACAATATCATTCTCCATTATAGTTGTTCCTCTTCCTCTTCATTATATACTCTAGAAACAATACGATTATTATTTCTATCAACAAAAACTAACTTCTGTATCTCTGGTAGATACATATAATTAATTTTACTATTACTTAAAGTATCAATTGCATCTTCAATAGTTTCCACTAAAGGATCTCCACCAAGATTAAATGAAGTATTAAATAATAAAGGAACTCCAGATAATTTTTCAAACTCACTAATCAATTCATAATAATTTTTATTTTGTTTCTCTGTGACAGTTTGTATTCTACAAGTACCATCTACATGAATAACTGAAGGAATCTTTTCCTCTACACCAGGTAAACAATCAACAGCGTACATCATATGAGGTGCATCATCCATTCCTGCAAGATCAAACCACTCATTAACTTTATCAGCTAGAATAGAACAAGCAAAAGGTCTAAAGTACTCTCTATGCTTTACACTATTAATAATATCTTTACCATCCTTAATAGTAGGATCAAATAATATAGAACGATTACCAAGTGCTCTAGGACCACCTTCAGATCTTCCTTGGAAGATAGTAACTATCTCACCTTTACGGATTAATTTTGCAACATCTTCAGGAGAAGTATCTGTTACTTTACATCCATCATCAATCTGCTCTAAATATGAATCTGGATCATACTGTGGTCCATAATATAAGTTATCAAGTGGTTTTAATTTTGGAATATTAGGATTCCAATAATTATTAGCATATACATGATATGCACCACCCATAGATGTTCCACCATCATGTGAAACAGGTTCTACAAAAATATTTAAATCTGGAAAATGTTTTACAAACTTATAATTACCAACACAATTCAAAGCATATCCACCAGAAATACAAATATTCTTTTCTCCAGTTATATCATGTGCTTTTTGAATTAAAGCAATCATTTGTTCTTCAGATTCTTTTTGGATAGCATAAGCCATATCCTTTTGTATTTGAGTCCATTCACCCCTCTCATGCTTATTATAATCTTCTAAAATCTTTGGAAATCTGGTTGCAAGAAGTCTAGCACCATTAGGATAATTTGGACTGAATAAATCTCTATTACCAAATCCATTTCTAAACATTGGAGGTATATCTGAATTTGGTTTTCCATATGGGGATAAACCCATTGTCTTTCCAGCTTCTATAGAAGACCACCCACAATATTCAGTTACAGCCTCATACTCTTTAACTATACCAGGAAATTCAGTAACTACAACTTCAGGATTAGAGTAATCATCACCTACAGGTACATAACCAATAGCAGCAGAAGTTCCTAAGTGCTTATATACAGATTCAAGTTTAAGAGGTTTCTTTGCTTTAAATATACTTTCAAATTCAAATACTACATCATCAACAATCTTTGTACCTAAAAAGCTTCCTGCACCATCAACAATAACACAAGCAGCACTATCAAAACCAGAATTTACAAAAGCTGCACTAGCATGCATCTGATGATGTATAGTATCAATGAATGTTACTTTAAATTCAAACTTCTTTCTAGATAATTTTCTTACCCATCCTTTATACAAATCTTCCCCAGTCCAATCACATTTAGGACCATTACGATGTGTATGACATACAACCAAATGATCTATGTAATCAACATACTCAAATACTTTTTTTAAACCTAATAAAGGTGTTCCATCACGTTTCCATCTGGATAATCTTTCTTCTTCAAGATAAAATACTATTTCACCATCAACCAATAATGTAGTACTGGAATTATGTCCACGGGCACAAGATACAATGATACTCATAATTTACCTCAAGATTTTTTAGCTTCTATTTCTAGTATTTCATCAATAGGTTTTTTCTTTTTCTTAGATTTTGGTACAGTAAAAGGTTCTCCAAACTTCTTAACTGGTGGTGTAACATTGGTACTTGCAGATATTGCCATTGGTCTATCAGATTTTTTTGGAGAAAATGCTTTTAAACCGAAATTTTTTGAGTTGCTTCCTACTTTATCCTTAATAGATTTAACAATTTTTTTAACAGTATCCTTATCAACAACCATTAAATCCTCATTATTTCTATCAGCATTAAGATCTATTGTCATTCTAATAGGACTATACCGTCTCTTATCTTTACCATTATCAATAATAGTGAAATCTTTACTTTCTGGATATGATATATTCTCAGGAAAAGTTGACCCAATAACAACAGTTGCTGGTTTACCAACAGCATGTGCTAAATGTTGTCCTACACTATCACAACCTAAGAAATAATCTGCAGCATTAATTACACCTGCCCATCCATTTAAACCAATACCAGTAGGTTTAGCAACTCCAAGAGATGTCCATCCTGGTATCTCAATTTCAGACATTAATATTACACAAAAATCTTTATTCAATTCTTTTATTATTTCAATAATATTAGAAACTTCAAAACTTCTGCCAGTACTATCGTATATAAAATTACCTTCTGCTTTAGCACTCTGACCAAATGGTTGGAATATTACAACCTTATCTTTCTTAAGGGTTTCCTTTACTTCTAAAATTAGATTATGTCCAGTAATTTGATCTTCCTTATTAAGATCTAAATTGATCTTCCCAGTTTCTGGTACTTCATCAAGTTCATTAATCTCTATATCAAAAGCCTGTATAAGATTACACTTCTGATTAAAGTATTGATTAACTCTATAAGGTTCTGGTGATATAATCTTCTTATCTTTTAACTTCTCTTCAAATAAATCTTTATGACCTAAAGGATAAACATGATCCCTTAAATTCTTATTATTTAAATACAACTCAGACCAAGATTCAGAAACGATTATAAAATCATCATTCCCATTTTCTTTATGTCTCTCTAATGCTGGCATAGAGCAAAGCACACGCCCTGCTCCACCATTAATGAAAAAAGCTTTATTCATTCAAGTCAAACCTCAATGTTTAATATTGTAGCATTGGTTGAGTATATAGTCAACCAGATAAAGAATGTTATGTAAGGATTATACTACTTAACTATAGCAAACGTGAACCTTACCAAACTTACCAGAATCTCCATAGAGACTATTACCACCACCCATTGCGTGTGAACCCCATCCACCAGCACCAGGCATCCTTAAGCAATTCATCGCCCAAGCACTACACTGGCATCCACAACAGTTACCAGAAGTATATTGAACACAACATTTACTTTCATATGCTTGAGTGCCATCCCAAACTGGAGCATGTATTTCATAACCATAATGGTTGCCATCCCAACAATTTCTTGGCCATATTCCACGAAGACCGTATACAACATTCTCCGCAGTTGGATTTTCTATATCTTTAATATTTCCATGATACCCTGCACCAGCAATGTACATAACTTCACCTTGAGAGTTCTCACCATCCCAACACCAGTCAGAACCTTGGTTACAGAATCTCATTCCGTTACCATTAGTATAATATTGGTATCTACAAGTACAAGGTGTACCAGTCATTGCCATCCAAGTACCCATTGATCCTTGTCCACCAGAAGCACAGAAATTACATAACTTACAACCTTGAACATAAGAACAATGTCCAGACCATCTTCGATGGTTCTCTGTTGTATATCCATAACAACAGTATGCACAACCAGCACATAATGTATATGTCCAACCAGCTTCTACTGGAACAATTACAGAAGCATAAGCACCTGTTGAACCAAAAACTGTATGTCCACAACAGCAAGGTGGTTTATTAGCACCACCACCTGCACCCCAAATTTGGAATCTTGCTTTTGTTACTCCTGCTGGAACAGTCCAAGTACAGCTAGCACCACAACGATAATATCCTGATGTATCACAAACTTCTACTTCTCCAGTCCAACCACCACCAGTGTAAATTGTCCAAAGAGAAGTATCATCTGGACAGAACCAATGAGCTTTCTCATTACCAGTGCTTCCTAACCAAGCTTTAGCACATTCAACAGGGTCTCCAGCAGCACCACCACCAGAAGATGGATCTTTAGCATTTAGCTTAAGATCAAATAAACATTTTTGTTTTTCAGCTATATCCTTTTTTAATGCAGCTTGTTCATTAAGTGCACTATAAATTAATACATCCATTTAGACAGCACCTCCAATCCCACTAATAGAGACTTTATTAAGTTCAATACTAACATCAGAAGGAATCTTTGGAATAGTTCCTACTGCATCTGGAAGAGTTACAAACTTCCAAGGTTTATGATAAGGATTGGCAGCAAGATATGTTCCTATACCTGCTATATAATGATCAATCTTAGTGTTTATTGTATCACCAAAATCATATTGATCTGCATAAGTTTTTACAAAATCTCTTCTCCTTACTGCTTCATCCGCATTAGGATTCTCTAATTTCTTTAATATTTGCTTAAATGTCCATTGACTATTAGCAAAATCCCAATAAACCTCATAAGCATCTCTTAAATCAGGATTGTCAATCTTCTTATATACATCACCATTACTCTGGGTTTCATCAGTATAAGTATAACTATAAGAATAATCATCAACAAATTGATGTGATAATGCATATGCCATAGGAAGTTGTGAACTATCCTTTGCATTTATAGTTTTAACTAACGAACCACTAGGAGCAGCAGATTTAGTATCAACCTTTTCAACTTTACCTGTTGATGCACTAATCCACACATCAAAATCTTCTGGTCCTTTATAAGTATAACTTCCTGTCACATTAGTAGATATACCAGCGACATACAATTCAGTCGGAAGAAGATATGTAAACGATGATGTAATGTTTGCCATTGTTTTTAACAGTCTCTGATTTTTCTTTTAGTTATTTATAAGTAGGAAACACATACCATTCCCATTCTACCAATGTCAGCACATCCATGATTATCTCCACCACAAGTAGCATAACCAAATGCACCAGCATTAGGTATTTGATGAGCACAGTAACATGCTTGATAGCAACATCCACCATTCTCATTACTAAAGCAGAAGCAGCAGCAAGATTCAGATGGGAATCCATATACACCAGGTGACCAAGTACAGAATTCATTTGCACCATGATCATAATGTGCATAACTAAACTGTCCAGGAATACCCCAAACATCACCATTTGTTGCTTCCCCATAGAAAGTCTTACAACTTGCAGTTGATTGATAATGCATATCTCTATATCCTTCTGGATATGCTACACCACCAGTTTCAGTACTTTCTGAACAATAATCTGTTCCAGTATTACAAATACAAGAACCCATCCACATACAATAACTATCACTTATAACCTGTACACATTGCTGTCTTGATTTAACTTCACAGAAAATACTACTTTCTCCACCTTCAGCACAGAAGTTAGTTAATCCATTACCTGTTACATAAGATGGGCATCCATCTTGAGTCATCTGGTTTCTTTCTGTATAACAACAGTAAGCACAACCAGCACAAAGATTATATGAATCACCAGCAGTTACTGGAATAATTACAGAAGCATAAGCACCAGATCCACCATTAGGAGATCCACCACAACAACAACTAGTTCCTGATCCACCACCAGCACCCCAAATTTGGAATCGAGCACAAGTTACGCCACCTGGAACAGTCCAAGTACACTGAGCGTTACACCTTCTATAAGATGAAGTTTCACAAACTTTAAAACCACCAGTCCAAGAACCGCCTGAAGCAGCTGTCTTTGGTATCATACACCATAAACCAGTGTTAGGAGCACCAGCACCTTTAAGAATTTCAATACAATCTGCTGCATTACCAGCACCACCTTCTTCTGGTGCAGCAGAAGTTATTCCAACCTGTAAAGATGCTTGTTCTGCCTTCAATTCTTGATTAATCTCTTGAATAGCATTATAGGTCAATACATCAGCTGCCATTTCTTATACCTCAGTAATATGTGTAACTTGGTTTTTCATAATTTTATACTGCTTGTTCGATACCAAATATAGTAACCGTAACATCACCAGTTGATGAATAAGCAACAATATTACGAGCTGCCTGTAATGATAATGCAGTCCTTTCAAGAACACCGTTCTTAGGGATAGATACATCGTGTTCAATCCATTCGGCATTGGTAGGAGTACCAGTAGATGCCAGTGCAAGTCTTACCAAAGCTGGAGCAGTTGCAGATCGATTCAAAACATTTACATTGACAACAGAGTGAGTGTTTGCAGGAACCGTATATACTGTAGTATTGGTTGTAGCAGCCAACGCACTTTGTCCTAAAATACCAGAAGCCATTTTCTCTAATTCTTAAAGTTTCCTTTGTCTTGTATTATTTATAGTTATAATCAACTTTAAATTTGTCCAGCAAAGAATTCAGATACCTGAATACCTTTTGTTAGATCAGATCTAAGAGTAGCTATATCAGCAACAGTCTGTGTTCTTTCAGAAGTTAACCCTGCAGTTGCATGATTTTGTGCCATTACTAGATGTTCTGCATCTTTAGTAGCGACATAAGTTCTAATTGCAGCCTGTGTTGGAACTTTCTCATGACTGTTTTGTGACATTGTTCCATCAGTTGAGAACTCATTAATTTGAGCACCTAACTGAGCACCAATTGAACCCAATCTCAATGAAGTTAGACCAGATAGATCGAAAGCACTAGCATTCAATGTTGCTGATCCAGTTGCCTGGTTAACACGGAAGTACTTACCAACACGGAAGTTACCCTGTTCATCAGTAGAAACATAGAATACCCTTCCTGGGAAGTCCTCAGTAATTTCCTGAGTTTGAACTGGATCTACTGATGGAACTGATGGCCAATTAGTAGTTGCAGTTCCTCCTGTACCAACTTGTAAGAAGTCATGACCAGTTAATCTTGCCTGACTGTAGATATAACGTATCCTTATATCCTGTTCATCAAATGCCTTAGCAGCTTTTTCTTCAACCAAACTTACCTGAGTAGTACCATAAGTATCTGTAGATACTCCAGTAACCTTAACAAATTCATCATCTATTTTAAGATAATTGCCAATAGAATCCCAGAATCTTGTTGATAATGTTGCTCTGAAATTGGTAGAAACTCCAGTAAAGTCTTTATTAATTTCAGCAGCACTAATATAACTAGTTGCTCCAATAGCAACGAATGTAGAACCAATTGCATATGAAGTAGCAATACCAGCACCATCTTGTTCTCTAGTAACAGTCATTGAGTTTGCAGTTGGGAAACTAACAATCTTACAAAGTTCGTTAGTTGGTGATAAACAATATTCACCAGGGTTAAATCCACTAATAGTACTTGTACTGAATGTAGTATCAGTATCAGAAGCAGGAGTTAATAGCGTAAATGAACCAGAATTAGCAGGATAATCAATTATAGATGTATTACCACCAGTATGTGCAGCACCTGTTGTAGTCCATTGTGCCCTGTCAATATTGATAGTACCTTTTCCAGTAGGACCAACTTGACTTACACCTGAAATAACAAATGTAAATGGATCAGCACCAGTAATGTTATCATCATTATAACCACCATTACCAAGTCCAGTAATAAACTCTATACTACCATTCTCTTCAAGAGTAGGTGAAGTTCCTAAACCAGAAAGAACAAGTGTAAATCCAGTTTGACCTTGGTTTGCACTAGTATTATTAATAAGATCTGCAGTAACTCCTGAAGTTTGTCCTGTAATAGTTTCACCTGGAGCAAAACCAGTACCAACACCAACTGCACCCTGACTAATTACTGAATAATAAATTTGATCTAATGTAGTTCCTTGAACAGTATTAATTTGTCCCCAAGCACCAGAAGTATTACCTCTAATTCTTTCACCAATTTGGAAATCTCCTCCAACTTTAGTATCAACATCATATCTAAGTACTAATCCTTCAATTTGTCCTTTTCTAAAATCCTCAAGAGGACTGAATCCAGAACTTACAACACCATACTTACCCCAAGAACTGTTTCCAACAAGAGATCTAAGTCTTCCACCACGAGTAGCAGCATAACTTATATGGTTATAATATGTGAAACAAGAAACTGTTTCTGCCACAGCACCATCTGTGATCCAGAATGCCATTCCTTCATCGTGAATGTTTGTGAATGAGTCAAACACGATAGATTTGTTAGAAGGTGTTGCCGATCCATCTACAAATTGTCTATGAACTCCACCATCTACTATTGCACCAACACCTTTAGTTGATTTTGCAGAACAGTTTGATACATATGGAGATTTAATAACTCTACTTTCTGGATTTAATGCAACAAATACACCTTTAATATGTGCATTATTAGGATCATATGAATTTGCAGTGAAGGTAAGCTCAGTCGCACCAAGATTTTGTTGCTTATCAACTTCTATTTCAGTACCACTAATAAATCCACTAACCCTTGTTGCAGCAGATACACCAGCACCAGTTACAGTTGTTCCAACTAAATCTGGGAATAAATTTGTACCAGATACTTTAGATCCAGTAATAGTACAAGTTCTAGTTGTAACTATACCTGCTGGAGTAAATCCAGTAAGATCTTCCATTAGAATATCTTTAAGCATCGTAGCGTTACTTAACATAAACATTGTAGAATGCTTATTTGGTCGAGTAACAGCAGATGTAATTGCTATATCAGTTCCACCATTCTCCCAAGTATCTGATGTTGTCCAAGGACCACCAGAAAGATTACGAATTTGAATTGCTGTCTCAGCATAATCAGAATCTAAAATAACAGCACATTTAGTTCCTGCTCCATTCCATATTGAAGAACCATATGAAACAGTAGTAGGAGCAGATGCCAATACCAAATCTTGATGGTTAGATGAATCTGCTTTACCAACATTAACTGTAATTGTGTCTGCTGTAGTAGCAGTGATTGGTATAGCAGTGTTACCAAAAACTGGATCTTTTACTCTTGGATAAGCATGTTGAGTTTTATGATTATCCTGAGAACAAGTAAATACTAATCCGTGTCCACCAATTTGAATTGTATTAGCAGTAGTTAAAGAATGTCCACCTACCTTTAATACAAGATCTCCTGTTGCAGAATCATAAGTTGTACCAGATAATGGCGTAAGTGCAGGTCCAGAATTAGGAGTAATACAACCAGCAACACCACTTATAAATGTATGATCGTACTGAACACCAGCTTTAATTGTAGATGTTCTTAAGTTATCACCAACAATTGATACACCTTCTGGAACTACAATAGGAAGTGTTTCAGAATATGTTCCTGCCTTTACATAAATTGTTGCAGGTCCAGTTGCTATACCACAAGCTTTTTGAATAGTAGCAAATGATCTACTAATATTTGATCCATCATTAGTATCTTTACCTTCTTCTGTTACATAGTAAACTGGATGCGTTACTCCAGAATTTTCCCAATTGGGCATACCGTCACTACTCATTGAGAGTACTTGACCGTTAGTTCCTTTCGGTAATCTTGCAGCACCAGTTGTATAGTAAACAATGTCACCCTGTGTGGTCATCACATTGTTTGATGCACCCTCAGCTAACATACTCCAGTAAACACTGGTTGTATCCGTTGAAGGATCTTGACCTATACTTCCAGCAGTTGAAACACCAACATAACTATTACTTAATCTCTTTACAGCATCACCAAGTTGGTAAGTAGTATTAACATCCCAGTTACCTCTCCAATTAAAACCTTTATTAACTAGAGACCAATTAGCTACTGTTGTAGGAGGAATATTTACACTCGTTGTAATTGCAACGTATGAATATCCACCCCAAGTAACAACATCACCTTGAGTATAATCAGTTGTACTTGTCCAATCACCAACTACATTAAATCCTGTAGTTATAATATCCCAATCATTACTTAAGTTATATGCAGGTGGTTTATTTGTATGAACACTCTTTGAAACATATGTGTAACCACCATAAGTTACAACATCCCCATCTTGATACTGTGCTACAGAACTCCAAGTATCTTCATAATTAAATGACTGTACATATTCTACTACACTACCAGTAGTATCCGCTTCATCAAAAGTTGCACCAGAAGTAAATCCAGCAGTTACTCTATACTGAGTATTACCATATTTAAATATATCGTTTATCTTATACCAATTATTATTCTGCCATTCTCCTTTATGAGTAATGCCTTCCGTATGCAATGACCAATTAGAAAAATCTGAAGAATAAAAAAGATTCTCGTTTCCAGCAGATGTATGATTAGTTTTACAAACGTAAGTATTGGCACCATACTTTATAATGTCATCAATGACATACGCAGTACTAGTAGTCCAATCATTACGCCAATTAAATTTTAATCTGCCAAGTCTAAATTCAGCCATTGTTTTTTTTAAATCCTATTTTGGTCCTGCGGAATAATCATGATCACTAAACGATACTGTTAGATATCCATCATCATCGATATAATAGGAAGTCTTCCTAAAATCGAATCTAAACTGTTGGTATTTATCGTACTCGTTGTTCTTATAAGTTTTTTCTTCAGTGGTTTCATCCACATAATCTAAACCTTCTAAGAATTCTGGGTATGGTGTGCCATCAAGTCTATGAGATACGTCAACTACCTCATCATCAGTAGTCTTCACTTTAGTATACCTAAGCATTCCATCATCATCTCTTCTCAATGCATGAACATAGAATCTATCTTGTTGACCAAATTGAAGTGCACCGCCACCACCACTGGTGCCAGATAGCATACTTCCACTTAGAAACATTGTCATGCAAATACCCTCCAATAAGTATTAGTCCAAACTAATTTTACAGATGCACCAGCAACATCACATGCTAAGGGAGAATCAATCGTGCCAGTATAATTTTTAAACTGCTCGTTATTTTGGGTTGCAACCATAAGATTATTTATGTCCCAACATGATTCTGTGTCATGTATTTCAACAAAGTCTCCAGCGTTCTTACTTAAAGGAAGAGTTACTGTAAATCCTGCACCCACTGTATTGGTCAAATAACCTTTATTAGAATCCAAATTAGCAGAAGAATTTAATAAGGTTAATGGTGGTATTGTAGCATCTGCTCTAACAGAAAGATTATTAAAATCAACAACTACTGTACTTCCATAACCAGTAATAGTTAAACCAGATCCAACAAAATTAACATCTGTAAATCCAATACCTATTCTATATCCAACATCACCACTTTCTGCATTAACTGTTGTTGATCCAATACCAACACCAGATGTATATAATTGACCATCATTAAATAATTTACCTTTAAAATCTAAATCACCACCAATGAATAACTTATTTTGGAATGTAGATACTCCAACAACAGTTACTCCAGCACCTACAGTAAGGTCACTAGAAATTCTAGTATCACCAAGAACATCCAGTTTATATTGAGGATTTAAACTTCCGATACCAACATTAGGAGATGTCGTACTGGTAATAGCAATCTTACCTGTAGTGTCATCTACTACAATATAATGACCAAGTTGTGAAAGCTCTCTATTGAATGCCATTATATGATTACTTTATTAGATATTTATTATTGTATTCCATTACCAGTTAAAAACCACTTATCATTATCAAAATATGTTAGAGTAACTAATGAATAAGCATTCAATGTTCTTGCACCAGTACTATAACTTGAACCATTTGCCCAATAGAGAGATAATCCAACAGCATTTAGAGTTGTACTTTGACTACTATTTGTAAGAATTTGGAATGAATCTCCATTTACCCATCCTGAAGTAGACTTATTTGTAAGGTTTACTGATAAATTAACATTACTTGCAATCTCAATAATCTTTCCAACATCAGACTTTTGTACTGTATAAGATGTAGTTTGACTATTAATTTCAGGTGTATGACTATGCTCCTTTTCAATAATTAACTTTCCACCCATATTAGGGTGTGCTGTACATTGATAGTACAACGTGTCAGGTGCATCCTGTGGAACATCAAATATAATATCGGTTGGTGCAGAACCATCATTATTAGTTACACCAGTATTATATGCTGTCCCTGCAGATCCATTAGGAGTACTTTGAATCCTAAAAGGATGACCTGAAGATCTATTATGAAAGATATATTTCTGACCTCTAACAAGATTTAAATTTGGATCATCTACTGTACCAGTTAATCCAGGACCAGTAAATGTATAATGACTTGAACCATCATTACCAATTATCCAACCAGATATAGCACCACTAAATTCTGTTGCCGTACAAGTACCGCCTATTGATACATCAGTACTAATAGCAACATTTACAGCATTTAAATTTAAATTATTGGGACTTAAAATTGTTGGAGTACCAGAATCTCCAATCAAATTAAGTTCTTTTACACCAAAACCTTTATCTGCCATTATGCCTTTTTAATTATTTAGTTTTGAAGGCAGATATTAATACTGCCTCTGAACACCCTCTACACCTTCTGTAACGGTTGCATCATACTGATCAGTTCTATCTACATTAGTAGAAGGGAATGATCTGTTTACTCCACTTACTTGTCCCCAGATAATTCTAACAATACCGTTTCCACCCCATCCAGCAGGTGAACTACCATTTGCTCCTCCAGCACCACCACCAGGGAATCCACCATCAGGAGTTGTTCCACCACCCTGTCCATGTTGATTCATCTGACTATTTCTATCATAATTATTACCCAGATTAGTACCACTTGCCCACTCACTATTAGAAGACTCGTTAGAATAACCTCTTAAACCAGTATTATATGCGGTTGATCCTCCTCCACCACAGAAGTCATTAACACCCTCATTACTACCATTATTATTTGCATCACCTTTAGCACCATTAGTTCCTTCACCGTAGACACCAGTTCCTCCACCACCAGCAGAGTAACCTTGAGAAGCACCGTTATTAGAGCATGCACCGCCCCCACCACCATTTTGCCCAGCCTGTCCTTGCTGTCCTGAATAACCTGGATTACCACAGCGTCCAGAGTTTGAACCACCTCCTCCATTATAACCGCCACATCCACCGCCACTTTGACGAGATCCACCTTGATGGTATCCAGAACCACCTTGTCCACCACCATCACTATTGGTATTAGGGAAACTATTTGAATTATTATACCAACCATCACTTTGGTTTCCATCACCACCTACTCCACCATTCGCTCTTGCGTAAACAGTGCCACCATACTGAATATAAGAATCTTGTCCATTAGGAGAATCAGTTACACCCCAAGATGTAGCGAATCCACCAGCACCAACTTTAACAGTAACAGTAGAACCTGGTGTTACAGCTATACCATTTTTATATGCTAATCCACCTCCACCACCTGATGCACCATCATGGTTAGTTTCACCTGCACCACCTCCACCAACACAAACAACAGATATTGCTGTTACTCCTCCAGGAACAGTCCAACTATAAGTTGCTTGTGTATTCCAATCTCCAGCATGGAAAACGTGCCCACCCATATTAGAACCTTCTGATGTATCATTTATAGTTACACTAGGACTAGAACCAACTCCCTGAGTAAATCCAGCATCAACAAATATATCAACCATAAATGTTTCTGTACCTTCTGTTGTACTATCTTCAGATGGTGTACAATCAAACGTTCCAGTATTACTATTAATTGTAAAGCTTCCTGAACTTGGTGAAAAATCATCTACACTACTTACTTTCCAATATAATGTAGTACCATCTGCAACCTTAGTCGTAGTAACAGTAAATGATACCGTAGAACCTTCATCAACAGCAGATGCACTTGCTGTTACTGCATAAGTTGGAAAGGTGTCTACTTCAGTTATTGTATCTACTAAATTCTTAGAATCGTATGTAAGTGCCCATCCCTTTTCATCACTACCGATTATCTCATTATACCCCGTAACTAATCCAACAGCATTATATAAAATACTTTCATACCTATTTTCTCCCAGAATTACTGAGGTTACATTATTAGATGAGTTTGTTGTAATACCAGTAGCTCTAGTAAAAGCCTCATTACTGAGAATGGAGCCACCGCCACCACTACCTTTACCTCTTTGGTTATTTACACTTAATCCTACAAAACGTCCCATGTTACTTAATAATCTGGTTCCTAGATATTATTTATTTATTTATTAATGTGAGAATGATATACCAGTAACAGCAATACCAACCATAGATGCTTTTCCATTATTACAAAAGGGATTTAATAAAACTCTTCTCTTTGAACTCCTTAAACCATAGTTACTACCCCAATAGAGTGCATCAGTTGCACTATTACTTTGATATGGATCATAAAATCCAGGAGTTGATGTAGTAGCATCATTATCTGAAACCTCAACTGAACCATGAGTTAATACCCATTTCCTAGCTTGTGCTCTAGTTGCATCTGGTTGTGATTGCAAATATAACGCCATAACTCCAGCAAGATTTGGACAAGACATACTGGTTCCCTGAAGATACTCATTGTAAAAATTAGGATCTCTAGGATCATCATATCCACTATTATACGGACTAAGAATAGATGATCCAGCAGACCAAATATCAATCTTAGGTCCCCTACAACTAAAGTAAGAACATCTTTCTTGTCCATTTGTTGTCTGCCTAAAATTATCCATAGAACCAGAAACTATAACCTGATCCTCTCTACCTTCAGCACCAATAGCAGGTGTTCCTGACCTATTATAATGATGACCCCTATCACTATAATAAAAAGTAGCATTAGTTATTTCATTATCATAATCTATCCCTCCAGGTATATCCTGCTTATCAACAGAATTACCTGCAGAAAAACAAAATACTATATCTTTACAATCAGGATCATCAAGTATTTCATCAACTTCTGCCTGTTTAACTGTATGAACTGCAGTAAACTGCTTATAAGATGCATTCAAATTATCCATATAATATACAGATGGACAAGTTGTTGAATTCATATTTGATTTATTATATGAAACTCCTCTTTGTGTTGCATCATAATCAAGATCACTACGAAAAAATTGTCTAAATCCCCAACTACCATTAACAACAGTAGGATTTCGTCTACCAGTTTCTGGATTAATTGGTTTATTTTTATGCCAAACTTTAATATAATCAAATCCATCGCAAGGATCTGCCCATCCTAAATCAGATCTATCAATACAAGCAATAGACCATATATTTGCTTCAAAAGCCCATCCAAATTGATTTCCTGCAGCAGTTCCAGCAACGTGACTACCATGCCAACTAATAGTCCAAGGATAAGAACTATATCCCTTCTCCATTAATAATGCCCCATCAACATCATAATAATTTAATGGATTAGATCCAGGAGCAGCTAATCCTTCCGCAGCCCAATTGATACCATATTCAGATGCACCATGAATTAATATATCTCTTACCCTAGTATGTTGTTCACAATTAGTAGGAGAAGGAACAGGACTTGTAGATCCTGGTTTTAAAAACTCTGGATGGTCCCATCGAACCCCAGTATCCATAATAACAACATCAACATTTTTTCCAGATAATGTAAATGGAATATCTATATCTACCTGACCTGCATCAACAAATTTATTAGCTCTATATGAATGTCTATACAAACCCCATTGAGTATAATCCAATTTAGGTGGAGCAGTAACAGGACTTGCCCCACTCCTCATATTTCTAACATCATACTTATACCTATTAGCATCTATAAACTTATCAAATCCTTCATCATATTTTCTCTGCTCTAATACATACTCATTATATAATGTAGATTTTTCAACAAATCTAATCTTAGGATGTTTTCTTAAAACTTCTGCTTCAGCAGGAGACATTTCATATACACTTCTCTTAGGAGAACACTTCATCTCCGAAGTACAATCAATCTTTCTATTTGGAATATCATCTATATTATTTTCGTTAATTATATAATTATGAATCTCATTCCAATCTTCAGCATCATTTACGTAAACAGTATATGGTTGTTGCTTATCTGAATGAACAACAAGAACTCTACCTGTTTTTGGATCTGTTGTTGTAGCAATCATGATACATCATTTCTTAAAAACTTAAAAGCAATTAGTCCATTGATACCAGTTTCTGGTACAGCATTGATAGTTAATTTATTTTGACTAATAGATGATCCAACAGAAACAAGTAAATTATTATCATAAACAACACCATATTCTTGAATATAAGAATTTACTCCATTATTCAAAACAAGAACTTTTTGTGCTTGAGTTGTATTACTACCACTATGATCAAAATATAAAATATATTCTGAAACTAAATTGTTTATAGAAATATTATCTAATTCATAAAGAACACCTGCTGTAGCAGTCCAAGACCCATTACCAGCAGTACCACCTTGTCCAGCTCCACCACCAACTCCAGTTAAGTTTGAACCATCACCGTAATATGCACTTGCAGTTACAATACCAGAAGAACTTATATGCCTAGATGTAATATCATTTACTGTAATATCTGGAGTACCAGTAAGACCTTGAGCATTAGTTGCAATACCAGCAACAGTTGCATAATCAGAATTTGTTGCAGCAATACCAACTAAACCAGAACCATCACCATAAAAAGTAGATGCAGTTACAGAAGATGCAACTGATACATTATAAAAATAAGATGTTCCTGTTGTAGAAATACCTGGAATAGTAGCAGCATTAATTGTAGATATACCAACTTTCCAAGTTGTTCCATCCCACTTCCATGTTATATCATTTGCAGAATGAGTATCACCTACACTTGGATTATTTGGAAAATTAATAGCCATCTATTTACCTCTATAACTGTGCTTGAATGTCAGCATGTTTTGTATCTGGTGCTGGTTGGTCTGGTTCAACAATTAAGTTACCCTCACTATCAGTCATATCCAATGACTTAACAGTATCATCTTGTCTTTCACCAACAACCATCCAAGAAATAGTGTCGGTGCAAGTATTATCCTGTGCAGTAATAGTTAATATATTACCAGAAACAGACCCCTTAACAGCAGTCCATCCTGTTTCATTTGAGGTGAAGCATTGTATATCTCTATTTAATAGAACAAATGTTCCTTCAGTCATTCCTGCTTTTGTATCAATATTAACTGTAGCAGTACCATCAACCAAATCAATCTTACCACGATATATAAGATCCATCTGAGGACCTTCAAGGAATGAATGAACCAAATGCTTGGTAGTAGATAACCCAGCTACTGGATGAGGAATCTTAAATGATCCACCACTCTTACTTAAGGTTCCTGTAATTGTAACACCACCAGAAGTTGTCTCTAGTTTCTTAGATCCTGTATTTCCATAATACAATTCTGTAGCACCACCCCACCAACAAGCAACACCACTAAAAGCATTCAAATAAGGTCTAAGGAAAATATGTCCCCAACTTCCAGAAGTATTTTGTCCAGTAATCCAAAGGTTTGTATCCTTATTTTTATTCTGAATATATGTTGCAAAAGCACCAGGTCTATGATGTAACTCTAATCCATTAGATCCAATCTTTAAAGTATTATCAGTTCCTGCAGTAGTACAATCTCCAATCTCAATATTCTTATTATTAACATCAAGATTACCACCAAGTTGTGGAGTTGTATCTCCTACAATATCAGTACTAATACCAGTTAGTGAAGTGTATGGATAAGATGTTGCATTAGATATATCACCATAAAACTCAGTAGCAGTTACAGAACTTCCACCAGAAACACTACCACCACTAATATTACCGCTTATATCTAAAGTTGTAGCAGTTACAATACCCGTACCACCAAACTGAGCATTACCAGCAATACTCATTGTAATAGCTATACCTACACCTGCATCAGGATTACCAACCTCAAATTTATCAGTATAACTACGTGCTATTTTAGTTCCACCACTATACAGAATAGCACTACTACTAGTTGCTTCAAATCTTGCACTATTATGTGCTTCATTTCCTACCCAGAAAGAACCATTTTGTCCGATAAAAATACCACCAGTACCACCCTTTATCCTATTATCTCCATCATTATAAATTCTTAATTCTGCACCATTACCAAAAGCAAGTGATGTTGAAACAGGGAAATCTAATCTATTAAGAGATTCATTCCACTTAATATTAGCAGATGAACCAGTAAAAGTTACATCATTTCTAAATGTAGAGATACCTGTTATATCAGTATTACCATTAGCAGTTGTATTATTAAGAGTAACTGGTCCAGTATTAGCAGTCAATGCACCTTGGAAGGTTGCAGCAGCAGATACAATAACATCATCAAAACTTGCTTGCTTATCTACATCAAGAGTTCCAGCACAATATACATTAGTAAATCCACTATATCCAGTAGTACTAATACCTGCTGGAGGTGCAGCATAAATGTCTGTTAAAGCAGATCCATTACCATAAAAATAAGTTGCTGTTACAGCACCCGAAACATTAACTCCCGATTCGGTAGTCCTTATCTTTTCATCTCCATTATAGAAGAGATCAACACTCCCATTATTATTAAATTGTGCATATCTCGCACCAAATGATAATTCTGATGAACTGTTAGATTGACCTAATATAATTGATGAAGAACCACTAGTACCCAATAATCTAAATTCTGGATTTGTATATCTTATACCACTTCGATTTGCTGAATCATGATATATTTCCATATCATCAGAATCACCAATCAATATTTTCTTCTCATCAGGAAGATTAACATTATCACTAAATGTAGATACACCCGTTACACTTAAACTACCTATACCAGCATGAGTACCTACAGTTAAAGTATTATTAAATGTTCCATTACCAGTAAATGTTCCACTACCAGTTATATTAAAATCACCAATTCCAGAAACATCATAATTATTAAGATCCAAATTACCACCAAGTTGGGGTGTGGAATCATTAATAAGGTCAGAAGAACCACCACCAGAACCACCAGATCCTCCTCCACCAGGAGAAGCATCTACCCATTGAGAACTATCAACATCTTGATAATATATCTTTAAAATACCTTCATCAGATTTCCACCAAAGAGAACCGTCATTAGGATTACTTGGTGCACTATCCGATGTTGTTACAATATTTGTTAATTTAGATCCATCACCATAAAATCCATTTGTTGCAGTTATTGAAGCAGCAGCAGATACGTTATTAGTAAATGTTCCATTATAAGCATTTACATTACCACCCTGAACACTACCAACTAAGTTACCTACAAATGTGCTTGCAGTACAAAGTCCAGTAATCTGAATTCCAGTACCAGTTAATCCACGAATACTAATATTAGGACTATTAGCTAATCCTTCAGCAAGAACAGCAGAACCAGCAGTACCACTAACATTACCAGTAACATCACCAGTAAGAGGTCCCACAAAATTAGTTGCTGTTACAACACCAGAAGCAACATTTATACCACCAGAAATAACTCTAATACCACTTCTTGCAGTTATTAATCCTACAGAATCTACATTCTTTACATCTTCGTATGTTAATGTCTGTGCAATTGAAACATTATTAGCAACTATCTCATCTACAACAATAGTTGGAGTTCCAATTAATCCTTGTGCATTAGTTGCAACTGTTGCAACACCAGCAATACGAGCATAATGATCACCAACATTAACAGTTGCAGTACCATTTGAGAATGTTGCTGTTATAGCAGTACCAACAAAATTAACTGTAGTAGCTGTTCCTATATTACTACCTTCTTCTTCAACTATAATTCCTGCAGCAACCCCACTTAAAGATGATCCATCACCATAATACTTAGTAGCAGTTACAACACCAACATTAATATTTGGTATACCTGTTAATCCTTCAGAAAGTGTTGAAATACCAGATACAGTTGCATATCCAGAAGAAGTATTAATACCAGTTAAATTAGATCCATCTCCATGAAACTGAGCAGCAGTTACAATTCCACTTGCAGATATATGAGTAAAATATGAATGTCCTAACGTATTAATACCAATAGTAGCACCACCACCTCCACCAGATCCATTAGTTTGAGAACCAGTATTATAAGAAATTAATTCAACATTATCTCCAGCAAAACATCCAGTATTTAAAACAACTTGAGTTCCATTATCAGCAGTAAATTCACTAGCAGCTAACTTAACACCATTAACAAATACATCAATATAATTTGTATTATATGCAAAAGTAAATGATGTTTGATTTGCAGTAGCAATAAAATCTTGCCTATCTCTAACTGAAGCAAATCCTGTCCACTTAATACCAGTTCCAGTAGCTCTTAAATATGCACCATCAGATCCAGATTGACTATGACCATCATATAATAATCCACCAATAGTAGTAATTCCTACTATATTTAAATTTCTAGCATTAATATCACCTTCAATAGTAGCACCAACACCAGTAACAGTTAAGTTTGGTACATTTAACGTACCACTAATATTGGCATTTCCTATTACATCAAGGACAAGCTTATCCTCGGTAAATGAACTTATACCGATATGTTGATGAGGTACTCTTCCGCTTCTGAATCTATTTGCCAGCATTATTCTTAATTAAGAGTTTCTAATATACTTCCAATAAATTTCACATGATTAGGATTACTTGCAGATATTTTAAGAGAATCACCTGACTCAAGAACTAATTTTCCTTGAGTAAGATTCATAGTATCATGACCTTGGATAGCCATACTCTTAACAACAGGCGTTACTGTACCACCTCTTACATGATCTAGTGAAACTGTATGTGCTGTTGAATCAACATTAGTTGCTTGTGATAATAATACAACACCACTATAACCAACTGGAGCAGTATAAATTCCAACTGGGTTTGTGGGTGCAATATATGTTATTGTTTTGAATACATTTAATGGTAAAGCCATTTTATTAATCTCCTCCTAATGCTAGAATTAATGGCGTGACGTTAGCGAACAAACTCTTGGAGTAAAAATTACCAGCAATAGTTCCGCTAATCTGGTCTATGACAACACCCTCACCAATTCTAAAGTTTCCACCTTGGTCAGTGCTAGTGTAAATAACCAATCCACCGTTACGATTGTCAACTTCATTCTCCTGTATAGTAACACCTCCACGAGAAGGAAGAGAACTAATAGGATCAACACCACTTCCGATATATTGGAATGAATGACTTGATGCTAATATTCTACTTTGTCTGTAGAAAGGAACGGTGGTTCCCACACCAACTGCATATGGAAGATTTTCATTAATGGTAATTGTACAAATTCCAGATGAAACTGGAGTTGAATTCTTAACCGAATAATATGTTGGAAGTAATTCTACGGTAGCAGTTGCTGTATTTATCCCCACATCAGGAGCAGAGAATGTAATAGTTGGTGTAGAAGTATATCCTCTACCATTTGAGATAATTTCAATCTCATCAACTTTACTACCAATAATACTAGGAATAGCAGTTGCTTTAACACCCCAAGAAACACTTGGATCATCAATTGTAATAGTTGGTGGATTATTATATCCACTACCAGGATTAGTAAGTTTTATCTTACCAATACTATAATATTGATCATCAAAATAAACTACCTTACCATCAAATGGTCTAATAAGATTTACAGCTGCTCTACCACCTCCAAGATATGTGTGTCCAAATCTATTAGGTCCAACATATGCAGTAAAGTTCTTACTATCAATAACAGATTCAACACTAAAAACATTCCCATTTTTATCTGGGAATATTTCATTGGTTGCTATACCAACATTAACAGTAAATGTATTATTATCTGGTACTGTTTCAACACCTAATACTTGATTATATGCAGGATCTTTTGTTCTTGGATATGAATGCTGTGTAACATTACCATCCATAGCACAAGTAAATGTTAATGACTCTGCATCAAAACTTACAGAACTAGTTGCTTTCTTAAATCCATTTTCATCTCCTGCTCTAAACCAATGTTCTGAAAGATCTTCAGATATTCCAACATTAACATCAAACTTATGATTCGGAGTATCTACATTAGAAACTTCTAACCACTTATTATAAACAGGATCACTTTGTCTTGGATAAGAATGCAATGTAGCATGATTATCTCTAGCACAAGTAAATGTTAAAGATTCTAACTCCAACTTAATTCTATCACCATTAGATAATCCATGATTAGTTTGATGAAGTGTTAGTACACCAGTAGATGGTATGTATGTTGCAGTTGAGATTGTACCTGAAGTTGAAGCTGTTAATCCGTGATTATTAGCAGTTAATGTCATAAGACCCGTTTGAGGATCATAAGAAACATCACTAGGTGTTGTTTGACCAGCACCAGTTATATTAATAGAATTATTATCCGCAGATACAAATGTATGTGCATAATTACCATAATCACAAGTATAAGCAAGCCTTGATAAGGTAACACCCATACCAACGGTAAATCCGTGATCAGTATGCGTAGTTATAGTAACGATTCCAGTTACATTATCATAAGGTGCATTTGTAATTGTATGAGATGGATTATCTAAGTAAACCTCAAACTTATCAGCATTTTCTGTTGTTGCTGATGTAATGATACCAGTATATTGAACAGGTCCTTTTCCATCACAAATTAATCCATAATTACCAAAGGAAGAATTAGAGTTTGTTACATCACACTGTCCACCAGAATGGCAAACTACTGCAGCATCAAGATTCATTGTAAATAATGAAACTATCTGAGCATACCCCTCATTACTAACAGAAACTCCTATACCATTTACATTGTACTGGGTATAGGAGTCAGTGACCATACTCTTGAATGGTCCGATTGATTTATTACCATCTACCTTTAATCCAATACTATTAGCAACTCTATTAGTACAAAATCTAATATATGGTGATTGTGGATTATATTGAATCTTGTCTGGATCAAATGCAACTACTGCAACTCCAGCATCTACTGTTCCTGAAAAAGTAAGTTCACTCATCATGACTCCAGGAGAGACATGGAACATATCCTTATCAGAATTTAAAGGAGATATAGTAACTTCTCTTAAACTATCACCAACAATACTGATTTGTTTTGGTACTTTAATTGGGTTATCTTCTACGTAAGTTCCAGCAGCAACTTTAATAGCAGTTCCTGCTGATGCAATTCCGACTGCTCCCTTGACTGTTGCTTTTGCGTCTGCTGCTGTGAGTCCTGTATTTTCGTCGTTTCCATCTTTGTTTACATATAATACATTTTTTACCGAAGCACCACCAATCTTAACAACTTCCGTACCAATACCAGGACGTGAACGTAAAGTATACAGTTCAGCATCATAGGTATTAAGAGCTAATTCACCTAATTGTAAGTCCGATACTGCAGGAGCCTTTCCAGGAACAGCAGATCGTTTAATTCTAAACGGAGTCGCCATTTATAATGATCTCGGTATGTACCTTAAAACAAGCAGTATATACTGCTGATTTATTTATTCAAGTTAAATTATTCCTTCTTGGGCGATATGCAAATAAATCCTTTGGTGGATCGGGTCTCATCCATTTTCTAATCTCATGGTATCTTTCTAAAGAGAAAAAACTTTGATTAAAGAACCATTCTTCCCAATCTTCATGTCCCTTATCTTGATTACAAGAATGACAACAACATAATACATTCTTTGTAAAATCAGGACCACCTTTTGCTCTAGGAACTATGTGATCTATTGTAAGATTATCTTCACTACCACAATAGGCACATTTAAAATCCCAACTCTCTTTTATATCCCTCCTCCATAATCGTCTTGCTTCTGATGAACTTGTAGTTTGCAAATTAAACACATAAGCCTTCGGAGTATGGAGAATAGTCATAAACTATTGAGAGTTACAATTATTTATTGATTGCTATTCGCTTTTTCTTTTCTTTAGAATTGAAGTAATAAAACCAATTATCATTTTTATCAAAGACTGCAACCAATTACCTTCTAGTGTATCAAACATATACATGTTTAATCTAAAAGCATAATTTGCTTCTACTATGATAGCATCTACCTGATGCTGATTTACATCGAGTCCATTAAGAATTGCTCTATACCCATCCTTATATTTCTTAGCATTTTCTATCTTATCAAAATCATAGAAATATAATCCTTCATCCTTGAGACCCAACGCTTTCTCAGCAATACCTTTAAGTATTTGCCCACCTGATAGATCACCCAAGTATCTTGTGTAATGGTGTCCAACTAATAAAGTAGGATCTTCAATAGAACAACATTTGATTCTACTTACATAATTAGCACAAGCCTCAGAAGGCATAATTAAAGATCTCCATATAGGTCCATAATAGAATCTAAGATCTCTTTCAAGTGCATTAACTCTATTGAGTTCTGGAAGATATAGTTTACCAACTACAGGATGATCTTTATGTTTTTCAAACTCCTCTTCCAAGGTTCTGTAAACATAATACAAATCCTTTACTAGATTTTTGTAACTCTCTTTACTTACAACACCTCTAAGAAATGATGCAACGAAAGAAGTATTCTCTGCTGCTGAATGGGACTTCTTTGTTCCCTCTTTTATTTGAACTGAAAAATCTGATACTGTCATTTGATTGATCCCGTTAATCGTTCTCTCATTTTTCTACGTCTTATTATACTCTTATTAAACATATATGGAATATATCTATTATAATATCCTTGCTTTTCTAAGATCCTACTTGCATCATCCAAATCAGTTATCTTTTGAATAATAACCAAAGTATATGGATCTCCATGTTGTTTTAATAACCAAAGATCCTTATTCTGAGAATTCAGAAAACTATTCATAGAATCACAAGAACCAGAGAGTTGAGCAATATTTATGATTTCATCATCAGTTAATGCTGCAACAATTACTGCATCATGTTTTGATGAATCATAGGTCATACACTCCTCTGATACTATAGACCAATAATTATCTAATGTAAAGTCTTCAACCATAATAACTTTACATCTATCATCATCCCATGCTCTTTTTGCAAATGGGCATAGATTGGATTTATCAATATTACCAATCCAGTTACTCAAAAATTCAACTAACCTTGCCATATCATATCAGGCATTGCTTGTTGCCCTGGTCTCATTATGAATAGTAATATACCATAGCAAACAAACCATATTATATTAAATAACCAAGCTTGTCTCCAAAGATATTTTCTAACACCCATTGAGAGAAATACATTTCGTACTGCTTTAGGATCATCTTCATCACCTATTGATCTGAAGATCTGCTCTATTATAACAGCAATAATAGTACCTATCACTAGAGGATAGAATACAAAATTTGCAAATGACATTATTGAAATTAAAAAAGCCATTATTTTTTATGTAAATTTTCTTAATTGTTGAAGTATATATTTGTATGCCTCTACAATATTCCCTTCATCTTTTCTGAATAAGTCCTTATCAAAACGTTCTTTAGACCCCTTTTTCCAGAGTCGCATGTTGTCAGGTGATAATTCATCAGCCAAGAATAAATCGCCATGAGCATCGTAACCAAACTCCAATTTAAAATCAACAAGATCAATACCCATTAGGGTAAATAAAATTTGAAATTGACTATTTACTTCTAGTGCAATTTCTTTCATATGTTCAGGATTAATACCCATAAGTCTAACACGATCTGGTGTAAGTAATGGATCATCCTTTTCATCATCCTTTAAAAAGTATTCTACTATAGGTGGATTAATATTAGTACCCTCAGTAATAGTAGTTTGACTTACTATAGACCCTGCAGCAATATTTCTAACAATAACTTCTACAGGAACAATATCTAATTTTCTACAAAGTAGAACATCAAGATTTGGGCAATCAAGATAATGAGTTTTAACACCTCTTCTCTCTAATAACTCAAATAATAATGCAGATATAAGACAACAAGTCTTACCTTTACCTTCATAAAACTCAGTTCTTTTACCATTACCAGCAGTTACTTTATCATGAAAATGTATGTACACCTTTTCAGGTTCATCAGTAATCTGATAAACAGATTTTACTTTACCTTGAAGTAGTACATAATCTTTTGCTTCAGTAAACTCCTTTGAATAAAAAAGATTAAGTTTATCAATACCTGGATCTCCACTCATGGTTTTTCATACTTTTTAATACTATCTTCCCACTCCTTTAAAGAAGAGGAACAATCAGGGGGTTCTGGATCTTTATAACCTTTCATCTTCTTCCACTTATTATGCAATGCACCCATCATCCAAGATTGAGAAAGACTCTTAGGTCCATTCTCTAAGAGATCTAACTCATATTTGGATGAAGTATAACCCTTATACTCTTCTCTCCAATTAGAATCATCATAAGGTTTATTCGACATCCCATGCCCTCCTTTTCCAATCAGCATACATCTGACCGTAAACCATTCCTTCATCAGATTTTATATCTCTACCTTCAAGAAGTTCTATCTGTTGTTTAGATAAATTACCCTTCATAGATTCAAGATAAGTTTTTTCCCAATTAGGAATGTCTTTAATGTATTCACGAGATTCTACTTTCTTAGCAATCATTTTCTAAGAAACCCAAATAAACGAAATTGAAATGCAGTGATAATAAATGCAGCAGCAACTACACCAAGAATTTCCATCATTGTCATATTAATCTCCATAGGTAAAGATTATTTATTTTTAAGATTCTCCTGTAAGTATAGCATAGCATTTTTAATAATGTCAATATCACTTTTAAATTGTTTTAAACCATTATTACAAGTCTTACAAATACCCTTAGATATTTTTATATCAGTACTATTACAAATATAACAAGTTCCTATAGTATCCTTTTCTGAATAATGTTTTTTAATTCTTATTCTTGCACACTCTTTACATTCATAGGAATATGATGAAGGAAGATCTGGAGTATCAATTCTAGACAAATAAAAATCGGACAATAGATTCTTATGCCCACCACAAGTTCTACAAGTCCGATCTACTAAGAGAAGATTCTCAGATTTTAGTTGCCTATCTATGTCCATCTAGTAACAACTAATTCTACCTCACCATTAACATTTTTAATTTCATTTTCAATAGTAAATCCATCCTTAGCAGTAACCTTTTTAATATTTTGAATAGCATACTGTTGAGTAAGTTTATCAATAAACCTTTGAACAGGGACATCCAAATCCCAAGTTTGTTCATCAGCAACTAAATCATATGACTCACCATTCCACTTAAATCCAATATCATCTGTAATAGAAACATCTACCTTCACCTTTTCATGTCGGTGATTAATAGGATTTATTAACTCTTGATCATTCTGAACATTATATTGTAAAAGATTCAATGCTTCAATTAAAATTTCTTTATCCTTGATCTTCGTTTTGATTGTACTGAAGTGTGACATTTTCTTGTGATTGATAGTATTCTGGTTTAGTTTCTACGTAAGTAACATTACCAAGTTTCTCTTCTATAGATTTAGTTATATCTTGACATTCATTACCGATAGCACCGAAGACTTCTTCAGAAACCATACCATCCTGTCTAATAGTAAATTTAATAGATTGTTTTGCCATAAAAAAAGGGAGGTATTAACCTCCCTATATTATATCATATATTTAGATATATTACCCAACAGAAGGAGCAACGAGTGCAACTTCAGTAGACTCTGCAGCAGCAAGGTCTAGTGGGAAGTTGTGTGCATTTCTTTCATGCATAACTTCCATACCAAGGTTTGCTCTGTTAAGAACATCACCCCAAGTAGGAACAACCTTACCAGATGCGTCTACGACTGACTGGTTGAAGTTGAAACCATTAAGGTTGAATGCCATTGTGCAGATACCCATTGAGGTTAACCACACACAAATAACAGGCCATGAGGCAAGGAAGAA